CCGCCGCCACCACCGCCACCACCACCGCCGACGGCGCCGCCGACGGCGCCAACGATATTGGCGACGATCGGTAGGATGATCTTCTGCGTGGCGATGTCAGCGAGCGCCTTGAAAATGATACTTTTCAGGCCGTCGGCAAATCGTCCGGCGTCGATCCTACCTGTTGCGAACAGCTCCTCGAACGCACCCCGTCCAAGATCCACGACGCTATCAAACGCGTCGTCGAGCGAGTCCTGCGTCGTGCGAGCGAACCGCGCAGCGGCGCGCTCGGCGTGCGCGTACTCCTCTTGCAGCTGCACCAGCTGCCTGACGCCCGCTTCCGCTTCGGGACTGAGGGTGCCACCCTGATTGATCGCGCGCCGCCGCGCTTCGATGACGGCCAGCTCCTCGGTGGCTTGCGCTAACGTGAGCGTGCCGGACGCTTGCTGGTTCAGGACGTTGATGCGGGCTTGGATGTCCCCGATAGAGTCGCGGGTGCCCTGGAGGGCTGCCTGCGAATCCCGCAGGGCGTCGTTGGCGTGCTGCTGGTCAAATAGTTCGGCCGCAAGTCGCCTCGCGCCTTCAATTTTCTCATCGTTTTGCTGCGCAGTGCGAGCCGTGAACTCAGCCGCAGCGACAGCCTGTGCACGCTCGATGTCGATTGAGCGTCCGCGCGCGGCACCGACTTCGTCAATGGCCTTGCGCTCTAGGTCCAGCTGAGCCAGCCGTTCGTTACCGTTCGTCGTGAACGACTGGAACTCTTTCAGCTTGCTCAGCTTCTCGGCGGCTTCCTCGGCATGCAGCGCTTGCTGCCGGTAGGATTCCGTCTCTTTGTCGGTGGCGCCCTTCGCGTGCAGCTGTGCTGCGGCAATGTTCGCCAACGTCTGAACGTAGGAGTCGCCTCGCGCGATAGACTGCGCGATGGCGTTCGCCTCCGCTTCCGTGGTGGCGATCTTCTCGGCCATCGCCTCGCGGAGCCGCTGAAACTCTCCGGCTTCGGCTTTGATCGACTTGGCGTGATCCTTACCGGAGGTGATCAGCGCCTGGTTCTTACGTTCCAATTCACCGCGCGAGACTGACGCGTCATGCTCTACTCCGTTGGACTGCCGCAGCGCATCCGCGACCGCCAGGTTCGTTTCAACTTGATCGCGGCCGAGTCGCTTCGACTCCTCGCGTACTTTGACCTCGACCTGCAGGCGCTTGCTCGAGTCGTCGTTTTCCTTGATCGCGGCCTCTTGTGCAGCCTTGAGCGCTTCGAGATCCTTGGCGGCCCCTGCTGCGGCGCCACCGAGCGACGCAAGAAAACTCGCGGTGTCGGCGATGAGCGGACTCATGCCGCCCAGTCCGGTGGTGAGCCCCCGCACTTCCGCGTCGAGGCCGCTGACGAACTCTGCGGCCCGTCGAGCGGCTTCGGCGGCGTCCCGCTGCGCCACTGCGGCCAGTCGAGCGGCTTCGGCGGCGTCCCGCTGCGTTTGGGCTACGCTCTCTTGGTGTGCACGATTCGCGTCCAGGGCGGACGAAAGGGTAACGTATGCCCCTGCGGCCACGGCTACATTGCCCGTAAGTAACCCAGCGGCGGCCGAGGCTGCCCCAATGACGATTTTCCAACCGTCCGTGGAGTTAGCGACGAGTGCTGTTACGTGGAGTAGCTCACCGAAGATCACAACAAGGTCGCGCAGGAGGCTCTGGTCCTGCGAGATCGCGGCCAGCAGCTCCTCGTAAGAGTTGCGCAGCTTCGCGATAGACCCATCAAGCGTGTCCGTGTTGATTCGTTGCTGGTCGTACGCCTCTGACGTCGCAGTGATCTGCCCCGTCATTGTTTCTAACGACGAGGACACCTGCAGAAGCTGCTGGGCGACCGTGACGTTTTCGGTTCCGAAGCGGTCCGTCAGCTCTGTAACGGTGAGCTGCTGCGCCGCAAGGTTTTCAAGCGCCTTAGTAATCCCAACGATCTTGGGATTGGTGGCGTCGCTACCCTTCTGCAATTCCAGGAAGATGTTACGCAGCGACGTGCCGATTTTCTCGGCCGGCGTGCCGAACGCCGCGAGCTTCTGCAGGACGGCGTTAAATTGCTCGAACGACAGACCTGCGCCTCGCGCCTCGGTACCGGCCTTGACGATCGCAACCGCCAAGGCGGGAATCTCGGCTGCACCAAACTTGGCGCCGGCCGCGAGCACGTTGATAAAGCGCGACGCCTCCCCGGCGCCAGCTCCAAACTGATTCAGTGCGGTGACGAGCAGACGTGACGACTCGGGAACTGCCGTTCCCGTCGCCTCGGCGAGCGCAATGGCTTCGCGCGTCACCGCCGCTAGCGCTTTCGCGTCCTCTAGCAGCTCAGGCTTAGCGCTCGCGATGAGCTTGAACGCCTCGACGGTCTGAATCGCGGCACTGGTGGTGCTCCGGCCAAGCTCAATGGCCTGATCACGCAGATAGTTGAGATCCTTGCCCGTCGCGCCAGTGATCGCTGAAAGGTTAGCGAGGCCCTTTTCAAACTCGCGACCGAATCGGATTGAGTCGGAAAGGATTTTCCCGAGCGCCCCAATCCCGGCGACTGCCACAAGCGCCGCTGGGCCGAGAGCGGCGACAGACGAACCCACCGGACCGAGCTGCGCCGCGTACTGCCGCGCGACGTTGCGCAGCCCCTCCATCGTTTTGGCCTTCAGCGTGAGCGCTTGGGTAGCTTTGCCGGAGCTGGCGGTGAGGCCGTCGCTCGCGATAGAGACTCCGCGCAGATTATTTGCGACGTCGCTGCCACCCTTCGAGAGCGCGGCAAACACCGCGTCAGCTCCAGGCGCAGCAACGCGCAGACGAATTTCGACAGTACGTTCAGCCATGGCACTCGCTCGGTAGACAGCAGAGGGAACAGCGGTGAAGCGGGGCGGTGTCTTGACAAAACGACAACCGTTGTATTATGGGGTTGACCCGATGACCGATCTAACTCCGAGTCAGCAGGTGCTGCGCGACGCGAAGCTGTTTAAGGCCGTCACGGCTGCGTTCATCGTGGCTGCCGTCATATTCACCGGCCGAAGCATGTGGGCTGACGGCAAGCGGGCGGATGAAGCCCGCGCCCGAGCAGCGAACCGCGCCTGCTGGAGCGCCGAGCAGCTATGCGACATCGCAGTGGCGCGGCTAAGGGACGCCCTCGAGTGCCGTCGACACAAGTACGAGTACGAGTGTGAACAGCCGCAGGCCCTTGCCGCGTACGCCAAGGGGAGTTTTCGAGAGGCGCTGAAGGATGCCGGCAAGGTTAGCGACCTTGCCTGTGTTCAGTCTTGCTTGTGGCAGATGCGAACACAGGAAGACTGGATGAAGCTATTTGACTCGTTTTTAGCGCAGCGCCGCTAACACGATCGACCGGAACGCGGCGTCGTCAGCGTAGAGCCACACCATGACACCCGTGCGCATAACGTACGGGACGACACCGCCGGTTTTGGCGACGTCGCGGTGTAGCTGCTCACGACCGGCGCGACCCATCGGCAGCCCGAGATCGTCGAGCAGTACGGACGGCGTCAGGCCATCCCATCCGCGCAGGATACTCTGCGCTTCGACTGCCAGCGCTTCGAGCGGCGGCAGTGATTCGATGCGGATGAACGTCTGCGGTGACGGACAGCTTACCGTCACCGCAAAACCGTTCACGATAGGGACCACCCGAGGCGCTGACGCAGGAGGTTCGGACAGGGCGTCTTTCAGGCTCACGTTTCCTCCGGCGCTTCGGGTGGTTCTTCGTCACCGTTCATCACGGCGCACGCGTGCTGCAGTAGCTCGTACGCGCGTGGCTTCTCAGTAATTTCGTAGACGTTGAATGCCATCTCGATTCCGTTGCGATCGAGGTGCCATTTTTTCGCCCCGTCAGGGTGCTTGTGGTCGACGGGGTGTGCCTCTGCGCTGGCGTAGAACAACCGCTGTAGGCGGTCGCCTGGTTCGCCTGCCTGCTGGAAGGGGCACTCGTCGCATTCAGTGCCGACTGGGTGCTGCGATTCACAGCAGGGCACGCAGGGCACTTCCTCCCCGTTCGGACCTGTGAGGACCGGGCCGACTTTGCGTTCAGCCATATCCTCACATTCGGTGCAGGATTTAGGCAGCGCCCGCCTGAGATACCCGAACAGCCGGAGCGCTTTTCGAGTCCTCCGATTCGACGTCGTCGCGGTCGTTCTCGTCCATCTCGGCGATCGCGTTGCGGATCGGCGTCGCGAAGTAGTCGGGGAGCGCGTTCAGGAAAATGATCTGCGCGTCCTCGAACGAATACGGATACTCGCCGCCGTTGTCCTTGAACACCTGATCGACGGCAGCCTTTTTCGACGGCTTGACGTAGAGCTTCAGCTTGTTGAGGAACACGTCAGGGGTCAGTCCGGTCCAGTCCCGCACCACGGCCTTGCACCACGTCCTGGCGTAGCCCTCGCGATCACTCACGAGCTTACTGCGCTTGACCTTGGTGCCGTCATCCGAGAGCTTGTCGCGCGTCGCGACCGGCAGCCAGTTGATCGTGACCTTAAAACCATCCCCGCAATCCACCACGCGCTCGACCTTCGGACTCTCGTCGATCGCACCAGAAAGAAAACCACCCATGATGTCAGCTCCTCTATTGCTTTGGTTGTGCTGCGTTGGAGTAGAAACGACGAAAGAGGCCGAGGCCCCCCGAAGGGAGCCCCGGCGCAACAATCATCGTCAGCGTGTTACGGCTGGCAGTGGATTTCCCACTCGCCCTCGTCCACCGTCGGGTGCATCAGTCGATAGGTGAGTGTGGCGGTACGCAGTCCAGCGTCATCCGCCTTCGGCACGTCCTCCAGCTGTCCGTTGAATACGAACTTGATTTTGCGACCACCCGGCGTGGACGAGCCGTGCTGAAAGCTGACCGTGTGGTACTCGTCAGTGCCGGCCTTCAGGTTCTTGAACCACGTTACGGCGTGCGCCGAGTCGAGGCCGACGACGAGCTGCAGCTTGGACTGCCGCGCCGTGAAGCGGAGCGCGGACAGGCCATCCGCCGCGTTCGCGTCCTTGACCTCGGAAATGGTCTGACCGAAGTCGAACGAGAAGGACTTGAGGTACGGCGTCACCGCTGCGTCCGCGCCAAGCGGATCAATCAGCAGGTTGGCGCTTTTCATCGTCTCGGCGATGTAGCCGCCAGGCTGCAGCGGGACCGGGAACGTCGGAATCGCCTGCGCGATCGGCGCGGCGTACAGACCCGTGAAGGTCGGGTCGACGGTGACGAGCTGACCGGCCGAGCCGGCAATCACCATGTTGCCGCGACAGCCGACCGCACGGTACAGCACGCCGTTGCCCGTCTCGGCCTGCTCGTGCACCGAGATCGCACCCGATGCCCAGCCGCTCGACCGCGGCTTGTAGATTACCGAGGACGCATGCACGAGCGTTTCGGCCGCGCCGCAGACTTGAAACAGCTTGCCCAGACGGTACGTGCTGGCTGCGTTGTTGTGACCCATGAGCAGCATGCCGGGCGTGAAAATCTGCAGCTGCCGACCGATGGCAAAGCCGACCGGAGTCTGCGACGCCTTCAGGATCTGCGGGTCGATGAAATCCGTCTGCACCTGCACGATCTGCGAATTGCGGAACAGGTAAGACGGGGAACTGAACGCAGTCGTTTCAGGGGTGCCGCCTGCGTATGTCCCTTCCAGTAGCGAGTTGAACGCTACAGTATTGACGAGCATGTCTGCGATGATGCTATCCTCCCGGACTATACGAGTCCGACGATTATTCGTATTCGGTTGTGGTTAGTGCTGCGGGCGAGGTTGGTTCAGAGAGGAAGGTGCTTCCAGACACGCCTCGACAAAATCGTCGTCACGTGCGCGCGGCTCACGCCGAACTCGGTTGCGAGGCCCTGGTGTGTTTCCGTCAGAGCCCGGCGGCGAATCTCCAGCACCTGAGATTCGACGAGTGTGCTGCGGTAGTGCGCCTCGCCACGCGGCGGGTTTGTTCGTCCCGCTGCTTCACGGTCAGCGCAATTTTGTTGCTGGGTGCCTAGGTAGAGGTGACCAGCGCCATCGCGTACGCAATTCGCCACGTTGCATCCGTGGTTCAGTTGCTGACCGTCTGGAACCGGGCCGTGCTTTTCTTCCCAAGCTACAATGTGAACGTAGAGCGTCTTGCGGCGATGTCGGAGAGTGTGCGGGCGAGCGCTGCACCCGCATGCTGCCAGGTGAACCGCTGTCGCACGTCGCGTGCGGCCCGCTTCCCCATGCGGACCGCTGCGCGATACTGATGCTGAATGCTCGCCATGTGCTCGACGACCTGGTTTAAGTCGGCCAGCGCACTGTTGACGATGTCGCCATCGACGCCCATGCCGGTGACTACCGGCTTCCAGTCGACATAGCGAACGGTGTCAGGGTTCGTGAAGTCGAGCAGCCCGCTGTACCGCGTCGCGATACAGGGCAAGCCGGTTGCCATTGCTTCGAGCAGCGTCAGGCCCCAGCCCTCGCCCGCCGTCGGGAATAGGAACGCGTGTGACCTACGATACGTCTCGGCCAGCAGCGCGACCGGCAGCCGGCGCGGATCGAGCACGATGCGCCGCTTGGTGAGCACGCCGGATTCCTGCATTTCCCAACCGTCGTTCACGGCCGCGGTGATCGCGGAGCGCGTCATCACCGTTTTGGCGTACAGGTGTGAATCCTCGCGGTGACCGTAGGGCGTCTGATCCCAGATGTCTTCGACGACATCCCAGCCTTTGCGGGCATTCGGGGCGCCGACCATCAGCCACTGGAAGGACTCGCCCCGCTTCCACTCACGATCCGTTGCGGGGGGTGAGAACGTCGCGGGGTCGAAGCCGAGCGGCACAATGAGCGGGCGACGCTTCGTGTACGGCGCCAGCAGGTCGCGGCAGAACGTAGACGGCACCAGGACGACGTCCGCCTGGTCGAGCTCCGGGCGCACGCTCAGCGGGAAGTCGGGTGATTCCCACATGGTGTAGAGCACTTCGAGCTTCGAGCCGGAACGCGCGCGGCGATACGTAAGCGGGGTTTCAAACGACACCGACAGTTGCGCCATCGGGTCGATGACAACGCCGGCTGCTTGCACCGCGTCTCGCATGCAGCGGTTCGCGGTCAGGTACCCAGTGTCATTGCCGCCTTGCGGCTGGACCGGCTCGGACTTCCAATCGACGGCGATCACTCGTAGACGCCGAGCGCGCGCTGTAGGCGCTGGTTCGTGTACCAGCGTTCCGAGAACACCTTTCCGCCCTCGCCTTCGTCGTTCGGGCTGCGGCTGCCGAACTCGTCATGCGTGATTCGCGCTTCCATGACGACCATCGGCATGATTCCGCGCTCCAGGGCGCGCAGCGAAAAGTCAGTGTCTTGGTGTCCGACGTACCGCGGGAACGCTTCAGACATTCCGCCCAAGTCGTCCCACAGGTCGCGCGCAACCATGATGCAGGCGCCCGTCAGCCACGGGCAGAAGCGGGGCCGCTGATCGAGCGTGTCCGGGTTCTTGCCGCGGTCGATATGCACCGGCGCCCAGCTCGGTGATTGGATCGCCCCGCCGGCAAAGTTGACCGTCCCGTCGCTGTTCAGGATCATCGGCGCGATCAGCGGACGCGAGCGGTGCAACCAGAGCGTGCGCACCGCCTCGGGCGTCACGACGGCGTCGTTGCTGACGAGCAGCACGTGCGTCGACACCGACTCGGCCACGCCGTAGTTGCAGCCCTCGGAGAAACTGAGGTTGCACCCCGGTTCGAGCACCGTCCAGCCGCGGCGATCCGCCGCCCGGTTGGTGCCCTCGTCACCACCGTTATTCACAACGATTCTCTCAACGATGATGTCGTCGCCTTGCGGCAGATTGTCCGCGAGCTGCGCGAACAGGTCGGGCCGCTTGTACGAGAGCGTCACGACCGACAGGCCCTTGACCAGCTCCTCGCTCAACGCATGCCCCGCGGGGTACCGAGGCCGGTCGAGTACGCGACCTTGTAGATGGCCGTCACGCACGCCTGCGCGGGCTGCTCGCCGCCGGCAATCACGCGACCGCCGAGCAGCTGAACATCCGCGCCGATCTTCACGCCGTCACCTAGGTCGATGATCAGCGCGTTGTCGTCGGCCAGCGCCTCCTCGATGCTCGCCTCGTACTCGTTGCCGACATCCTCTTGCGTGTCCTCGGTCGCCATCGCGAGGCACACAACGACGATTTCCATTTCGTTGAACTGCAGCGGGTTCGCGACGACATCGGACGTGCGCACCGCGCCGTACACGTAGATGGCCGGTTGCGGCCGACCCTTGGCTTGCACCGCGTTCGGGTTGCCCCGCTTGCAGACCGCGAGCGGCTTTGGATACGTGCCCGCTGCCAGCTGCGCCACCACGGCGTCTAGGATCAGATTCTTGATCGCTCGTTTCACCCGCGCACCCCTCCACGTTGCTGACCGAGCAGCTGCCCGGCGATGTTCGCTTGCAGCTCGGCCTGAATGGCATCGGCTGCGTTGTTCATGCTGCTGGTCAGGAAGTACGCCGGCTTGATCGTCACCTGCGTGACGCCGAGGAACAGCGGCACCAGCTGCCGTTCCTTCACGTTCTTGCCGCCGCCCTTGTAGCCGTACAGAATCAGGTCGCCGTCCTGCTGCTTGTGCCAAAACGTCAGGTACTGCTCGGACGCCTCGCGCGCCGTGAAGCGCGGCACACCAGCCGGGGTCAGCGCCGCCGCGAGCGGGATGGTCAGCACCTTCGCGCGCTTCGGTCGGACCGTGCCGCCGAATTCCTGAATGGCCGCGTACGCCAGCAGGTCACCGCCCGTCAGCAGCCCGAGCCGAGCGAACACTGCCGCTGCTTCCTGCTCAACGCGCGACGAGATCGACGCCGCGAGTCGACCCGTGCGCCGATGGATTTCCCGACCTTGCGCTAGGTCAACGAGTCGACCCGACGCCTTCTGTACGGCTTCACGCTCGGCGATGCGGATGCGCTTCTGCGTGACGGTCAGCACCGCTTGACGCAGGATGACGGCGCCGTCGTGGAAATCCGCGACGAGCTGTTCCAGCTCTGCGGTGTCGACGCGAAACGACGCCGCACCCGCGTATACGGACGCCACCCTACGCGATGCCGGGGGGCATCAGGCTTGCCAGTGCCATCGCGAATAGCGGCGTGTAGTCCTTTGCCACCAGGAACGAGGCCGAGCCCTGCGGCTGACCTTCCGACGCTAGCTCGACCTTGGTGCCGCGGCGGAACATGAACGCGACCTGATCCGCGACGGCATAGCGCGTGGTCGGGTCCACCAGCTCGACGCGCGACGCGATGCCGCCACGGTACTCGACCTGTACGGACGCGATGCCACCGACGAAGCAGCCAGCGCGCAGCCCGACCTCACCGAAGCGGCCCTCGTCGAGCATCGCCCATTCGCTCGTGTCCTTCGCGGTCGTGCCGGCAAAGTCGCCGGTCGACGATTCCTTGATCGACGCAATCGAGACGATCGGGTACCCGCGCAGTCGGATCGACCGGCTGCCAGGCTCGACGTCCAGCGTATGCGTGTACGTCTTGCGACGCAGCACGCGGTCGGTGCGTTTCTCGACGTGACCCGACACCGCCGCAATCAGGTTTTCGATGTGCTCGGTGACCGCCGTATCCTCGACCAGCGAGTCACGTTCCGCCTTCATCGACGGGTGCCGCAGCACGTCGTTGCGATCGCAGAGGGTGAGCCCGCCTGCGAGCCAGTTGGTGACTCGCAGGCCGACTCGAAAACCGCCGTTCTTGACGCCATAGGTGTATTCGACCTCGGCGATATACAGCACCGTGGTCGTGTTCTGATCCGCGATCGTGGTGTCCGCGGCCGTGATGTTCCAGGTGAACAGGCCGGTTCCGCTGTCGTACGTGCAGCCACCCGCTTGCAGCACGTTGGCGTTTGCCCCGCTCGCGCCGTCCCGCGCGTTGATGATGAACGCGGAGTCGTCACTTTCAAGGTCGGCGTTATACAGCCGCATTTTTGCCGTCAGCAGCGTCGGGTGCACGCCGTTCTTGTCGGCGAGGACAGTGGAGAACTCGCGCGACTGTTTCTCGTCGACGGCAAAGATTTCGAGCAGGTCAGACATGGGAACCTCGGGTCGTTACTTGAGAACGTCGACGATCTTGGCGAGCTTCTTGGCGTCGGCCGCTTTCGCGTCCTCGGCATTGCGTGGGGTGCGCGTCACCTTCGTGACCGTGCCGCACGTCGGGCAGCTGATCGCGTGCTCGATGCCATCGAATGACAGTGCCTCGATCATCTCGGTGGTGTCGGTGCCGCAGCCCTTACGGGCGTTGGTCAGCTGCACCAGCGCCTCGGTGACCTCGGTCGTCGACGGCTCCGCGCTGAGCGTGTCGGCACGCTCCATCGACTTTGCGAGGTTCCGGGCGAACAGCACGAGCGACGGGTGGTCGCCCGCCGCTTCGAGCGTTTCGCGCTTCGCGATGCTTGCTCCGCGTAGCGCGTCGGTCAGGACGCGCGGGCCGGCGCATCGGTAACGCACGCCGGAAATCGGCGTCGGTTCGGCTGCTTCGGTTTCGATTTCGGTTTCGATTGCACTCATGATGGCTCCTTAGAATCCACTGCCGCTGATCTTCGAGGTGAACGACGCATTAATCGCTGGGCAGGTGGCGCTCAGCGCGAGTCGCTGCCACACGAAGATGCGTTCGCCGTTGGCGAGGTTCGTGGTCGGCACGTCCTGCACGGTGCCATCGGTCACGAACGTGATGCCGCCGGGCGTCGTCACGCGGTTGGTGATCGTGGAAACGTCACCCTTCGCAGCGGCGATGCCTTGCGAGATATCCGCAAGCGCGCTGGCCGCATTGGCGCCATCGACGGTGAGCGTGACCTGCGCGTGCGTGAGGGCGAGCGACGCATTATGGTTCACCCAATAGAAGCCTTCGTAATACGTCTTGGTCACCGACTCGTCCGACGTGGTGTCGTAGAACATGAGTCGGAAGCCGCGCCGGGTGGGCTCGATGGTGCGGATCGTGACCGGGCCAGTCAGGCGGCGGACGGTGATCGTGCGCGCGGCGTCGACCGCGCTGGCAATCGCCTTCAGGACGTAGAGCACCGAGCCCATCGTCGAGAGCGTGACGGCGGTCGTGCCGTTCAGCGTACCGGTTTGCGCGACGATGGTGCCGTCAGCCTTGCGGCATGTGACGGCCACCGTCCGGGTGTCGGCGCCGTCCGAGACGATTTGCACCGAGTCGGCCGCAGCCATTTGGGTGAACACGGGCTCGACGCCCGGCACGCTTGAGGTGCCAGTGTCGTCGATCACGCCGCCGCTGGTGGCGGTGTTATCTTCGGGCGCATTCTTGACGCACCACGGGCGAAAGTCTGTCGTTGCAAGAGGCGGCATAGGAAGCTCCTAGGGTGGAAGGGTTGGGGGTTACTGCACAGACTTCGCGCCAGCGATGTCGCCAGCGAGCTGCTTGGTGGTCGCGTGCACGCTGTCGATCGCGAGCAGCGTGGCGAGCGTGGCCCGCAGCGTCTGGTCGAGTGCCTGGCTCGCCACGAGCGCCATGCCCGAGGCTTCGCCGTCACTGATGGTGCTGCCGCTGGCGTGCACGATGCCGAGAGCGGAAACGAACCCGCGCACCTCGAACGGCAGCGAGGCTAGGACAGACAAGACGGATTGCCGCGCTTCGATCACGAGCGCGCGTGCCTGCGCGATCCCGTGCTGAGCCTCGACGATAGCCTGCGCCTGCGCGCCTGTGCCGGCGGTCGATCCAACCACGGCGCCGAGCTGGCGCGTGACGGTGTGCAGGATCTCGACGACGGCCGCCGCCGAAACGGACCTGGCCGCGAGCCATTCAAGCGCGAGTGCTTGCTGCTGCGTGACGGTCGCCAGCGATTCGAGGACGCTGGGTGCGAGGGCCGAGACGGCTGTTAGGCTTTCGACCGGCGCGACCGGCGCGTACTTCACCCCGCGCAGCGACTCGATCAGCGCGGCAATGGTCACTGCCCCGCTGCGTTGCGTGGCGATCGGATCGGACGCCGTCGTTGATACTGACGTCAGTGATTCGACCCGTGCTGCCTGCATCCGCGATGCCGCGGCCAGTGCGTCAATGGGTAGGTTCGCGAGCACGATGCCCACGATCTCGCCCTTGGACTCCATCGGGTCGGCGGCGGATGCGGCGATCCCGTGCAGCGTCTCGACTGCGAGCAGCCCGAGCTGCGTGCTGACGCTGACCAGCGCTTCGACCGTGGCGCCGCTCGTCGCGGCGATACTCCGTAGGTTTTCCACCGGCTCAGCCGCGAGCCCTGCGACGCTGTGCAGCGCTTCGATTATGTCCGCCATCAGGCGTGACACGCCCGCGAGCGTTTCTAGGCGGGCGCCGCGCGTGATGGACGTCGACGCCAGCGATTCGACCTGCGCCCCGAACGTCGCTGCGTAGGTCCGTAGCGCCTCGACAAGTAACGCCGAGGACGCGGAGCGTGCGGCCAGTGCCTCGACCCGTTCGCCGCTCGACGCCGAGACACCGGCAGCAGCTTCGACGCGCTCGGTTCTGGCGTTTGAGGTGGACGCCAGCCACTCGACTGGCGTTGCCAGCGTCGACGCGTGGCCGCGCAGCTCCTCGACGATCAACGCCGAGGATGCCGAACGAGCCGCCAACGTCTCGACCCGTTCCGCACTCGCTGCCGAGACGGCCGCTATGGACTCGACGCGCTCTGCGCTCGTGGCCGAGGTTCCGGCCATCGACTCGGCTGGCATGACAAGGGTCGCAGCGTAGGTGCGCAAGCTCTCGATGAGCAACGCCAGTGACGCGGATCGCGCTGCCAGCGTTTCGATGCGCTCTCCGCTCAATGCGGACACGCCGGCCACCGACTCGACGCGTTCGGCACTCGTCGTCGAGGCGATCGCCAGCGACTCGACCCGATCGCTGATCGTCTGCGACGTCGCATGCAGTGCCTCGACGATCGCGGCCATCGTTGCGGTCAGGCCATGAACGCCCTCGACCCGCAGGCTCGGTGACGCCGACACGCCAGCCAGTGCGTCAATGGGTAGGTTCGCGAGCACGATGCCCACGATCTCGCCCTTGGACTCCATCGGGTCGGCGGCGGATGCGGCGATCCCGTACAGTGCTTCCATCCGCTCGGCAGACGTGGTCGAAGTCGCGGCAAGCGCTTCGACTCGTTCGGTCGAGGTGGTCGAGACTCCGGCCACGTTCTCGACCCGTGCAGCCTTCGTCGCCGCGACTCCGGCGACCGCTCCAATGGCATAGGCCAGTGAGGTGGCTAGATCATTGTCATCGAGGGCGAGGAGCACGGGGTTACGTCGTCTGAGCCGGCGTAAGGCGCGTCCCGCGCAACGTCGCATCGAGCGTCCGCTGAAGCGTGGCGCAGTCCTCGGCTGGCCGACGCATCCGCTCCGCGCATGCCACGGATTTCGCGTCACACGCGGCAAGCTCGGCGCTTTTGACCGCGTCCGACTCGCTCGTGAGATTGACGTCACGCTGGCACTGCGCCGCGACGGAGACACACTCCCGCTCGACCGCAAAGCGGCAGATCGGGTCGGCGGCGAAGGCTGGAGTGACGAACGCTAGGAGCAGCGCGGTGGAAAGCAGCTTTAACATGGACGGCCCTTTCGTTACTGCGTCAAGGTGACGCTCATCGCTGAGCCGGCGTCAAGGGTTGTGTTGGTGGACTGGGAGATGTTCTGTGTCCACTGGACGTCAAGGGTGCCGGTGGCCCCGGCGGTGAAGTAACCCGAGACGCGAATGGTGTTGCTGGCGGAGTTTGCCAGGTCGCCAACCTTGACCCCCGTCGGTGTGTTGGTGCAGACCGTGAGTAAGACGGGCGTTTCTGCTCCGGAGGCGGCTATTGCGGTTGCTGCGATGCGGCACGTGGAGCCAGCCGGCCCGGCGAAGGCAAGTTTGAAGTCCGCTGTCGTGCCGGTGGTGACGGCGAGATCGGCTTCGATGCGGTAGGTGAGTCCGTTCGTGACGGCCCACCCAGTCAAGTCGGGGCCGGTGCCTTGATCGATGGCAAGCGTGACGTTGCTATTCTTCGCCGTACTGTCTGACGTGCGGACTTTGGTGATGCCGGAGGGATTGCCCCACCCGCCGTCGCCTCGGTAGTAGGTCGATGCGCCAGGCGAGCCGCCGCTGGATGCATCCAGATCCTCGGGCAGGATAGAATTAGAAGGCAGCGTGATGGTGCATACGCTGCCGTTGCAGGTGCCGCCAAGCGGCGACAAGACGTTCGTCACGTACGTTTCGACCGTTGCGCCGGTGTTATACTGGGTATACTGGATCGCGGGCGGACCGGCG